ATGGGCCGTGGGCGCAAAAATTATAATGATCCAGATCGGTTTTTAGATCAGCGAAACGGCACATATTATTATGTTCGTCGTGTGCCCAAAGCGGCTGCGCATTTGGATGAGCGTGGTGCCAGGGTGCGCCAGTCGCTAAAGACCAAGGATCTGGCAGCAGCCCGTGAAGCGCGGGACGTTTTGGAAGTGGCGGACAATCATTATTGGGCCAGTCTGACCGATGGCGACGATTTGCAGCGTGCGCGATCTGCCCTGGGAGCAGCGCAGAAAAGAGTGGAAGCGCTGAGCTTTTCATACAAGCCGGCAACTACATTAGCGACAACAGCAAGTGATGATGAATTGCTTCAACGCATCACAAAATTGATGGATGTTGGCGCGCGTCCGGAAACTACGGATGCCCTGTTGGGTGGGGTAGAAACCGCTAGCATTAGACTTAGTGAACTGTTGGATTTCTATATTGCTGAGATCGCACCAGATGAGGTGCGCGATAAATCTAAGTCGCAATTCAGGATTTGGCGGAATATCAAGAAAAAGGCAATCGATCAGCTGGTCGAATTGCGCGGTGACAAAGCTGTCACTGAAGTGACGCGTGAGGACGCGCTGGCGATCTATCGGCTATGGCGCGATCGCGTTTCGCCGCGTGGAAGAGAGCCAACGCATACGGCATCATCTGGCAATCGGGTTATTGGCACATTGCGACGAATGTTGGGCGATTATCACACCTATATTGGTGTTGCCAAAGCGGACTATAAAAACCCGTTTGCGGATCTCAGCTTCAAACAAGAGAACGAGCGCCAGCGGCCATCATTTAGCGTTGAGTGGATCCAGACCAAGTTTTTGCAGGGCGATGCATTGGCGGGGTTGAACAGCGAAGCCAGGGCAATTTTTCTGGCACTGATTGATACGGGTGCGCGGCCAAGTGAGATTTGCAATCTTTTGCCCGAACACATCCAATTGACGCACAATGTGCCGCACATCATCATTGCGCCAGTGGGCGCGCGCGACAATTATGAAGATCGCCGCCAGATCAAAACAGACAGCTCAAAGCGCTTGGTGCCCTTGGTTGGGGCGTCTTTGGAGGTGTTTCGAGCGCACCCCGAAGGCTTTCCGCACTATCGCGACAAAAGCAGCAGTTGGTCGGCCTTGGTGAACAAGTATCTGAAGAATAACGGTCTGGTGCCGAGTGAGGCGCATACCGCCTATTGCTTGCGTCACAGCTTTGAAGATCGCATGGCCATGGCTGGCGTGGATTTGGAAGTGCGTCAACGGCTAATGGGGCACGCCATTAAGAGGCCGAAATATGGGCAAGCTGGTGATTTGGCGTGGCAGCGTGAGCAATTAGAAATGATCGTATTGCGTAGCTGACTAGGTGGATTGTTGGTCGGTATATGTAGATTTTTCTGATTTGATTTGGGATGTAATGTGCACCTTGTTTGCGTACTTTAATAAGGTGTAAGTATTAAAGTCCTCCAAAACCTGCGCAGCCAAACCTCGTTTTAGATGATGAATACCGTCTTCCTCATGCAGTGCAAGGTGACTTGCGTCACCTTTATGTTTAGCGTTGTAGAGACCGTATGCTTCCGTAATTTTGGCGCTTGAAGTTTCAACTGTTGGTTTTAGATATTCGCGCAATGCTGCGTGGCGATTGTACATCGAAACAACGAAATCACGAACGAGCCATTTTAAGTCAATTTGCTTGTAGCCAAGGTTTGCTAGTTCATCTTTGAGCTTGCGTTTTACTTTTGATGAATCACTAAACTTTAGGACGTCGAGCCAAGGGGACGTGTTATATGCTCTTGCCACAGCTTTGCCTGCAGCAATGTCATCATTGGGGTAGATGTTGGTGGAATCAATAGCGAAGCCTTCGAGAGGAAGGGCGTGATGTTGAGCATAGTTCCGAAGTGCAGCGCAAACTCGATAGCTCAAGTGGCCATCGTACGCTGTATTGCCCAAACTTTTGTTATAATCTTGTGCTTCGGGTAAGCTTTTCAAGTGTTTGAATATGCGATCACTATGATCAACATAGCTTTGAAACGAAGTGAGGATCGTAATAAGGCTAACATTGAACCGTTGTCGAGCATTCTTAAATAATTGAGTGACATAATCTACTTTACTGTGCTGCGAGTAAGCAAATTCTAGACTAGTGTCCAGCTGGTCCTTCTCAAATCTCAGAAAGGATGTTGCAAATATTTGAAACAGTTCTTCAATTTCACCGGCTGACTTTATTGTCAAAATAGCGTCTTTGATGTCTTCGTGCTGTTTCTTATTTATTGGAAGTTTTTTGCTGCCGATCTTATTTTCAAAGAGGTAATAAGACTCCGACGAACCGGTGATAGCAGTTTTGACAATAAAATCTCCTGAGGCTTCACCTGCATGTCGAGTTGATAGCACGGAATCATCAAGATTTCACTATAGCGACTGCGTTGCTTTTTCCCGATTTGCAAGGCGTCGTTTGATGGAGTTTATTGTTTCTGCATTTGTCAGATCAGCCTCAAGTTCCTGTTCAAGCCGCTCATACAGCGGTAAATAGACCAATCCCGCATCACCCATCTGATCAATGCGCAGGGCCAACTGATCCAGTGCCCACTCCCATAGCTCGATACGTTTCCGGGGATCCTTTGGAGCGGGTTTCACGCCGCGTTCCTTTGCAATTGAAGGTCTAGGGTAAGTTCGCGGATCGAGCCGCTGAAATGATGGGAATAGATTGGGCCTTTGGGCAGGCCGGGGTGGTAAGCGGTGCGCCGGTTGCATTGGGGGCAGAATTTGTTCTCTTTGAACATGCGGGTATATTGTTTGGCGTTGACGGGCTTTAGCGCGCCCATCCACACCGTGTCGCAATCGCTGCAGCCGAACCAATGATAGGGCACAATCTGCTCAGCCATTTTGCGTTCCGCCAAACTTATCGAAGTGGAGTTCGCGATAGACGTGAAACAGGTCTAGTGCTTGCATCACCAGTTCTTCGCGGCGCATTGGTTTGATCCGTTGTTTGGCCGGTTCGTATTGGATCGTGATGCCTTTTTTGTTGGCCACCACGTCGCGCAATTCAGTCGCGCGCGCAATCATATCAGCGCGGTGTACCTTTGCTTGAATTGCCGTGCCTGGCGCGCCAATCCCGATGCTGTTGCAAAGAGCGGCAAACATGCGCTGTTCGTGCATGGCCACAAAGCCATTGCACCACATGTCCAGAAAGCCCTTGAATGGTCCGGTGACGTCGCCTGTTCCATCTTCTGGCACGTCATGGATCAGGCCATAGATTTTCAAATGCGGCTCATCGATCAGCTCCGCCACCAACAGCGAATGCTGCAGCACCGAATACTCATATTGGATATTGCCCGCCCAGCGATTGATAAAGCTAAGCTGGCGAAAAGTGGCATGAGGATTAAACAGGCCATATTCAGGATTGGCAAAATTGATCTGCGACCCGTCCATGCGGTTGGCCAAAAACTGTTTGGTCTGGTCGACATCAGGCTGCTGATTTGAGGGCATTTGCAATCACCTTTGCGGTTTCAAACATGTGCGGGGTGGTGGCCAACAGAAAAAGGGTGGTGAGAAACAGAATGAGGCCGATGGCCTCTATCCCAAACACCAATTGGCTGCGCATTAGTGCAGATCCTTTTGGCGCAGATTGTCGGCCAGTTCGGCATAGGTGCCGCCCATGGCGCGCAACATGCCGGGAAGGCGGCGTTGGATCTGTTCCAGGGTGAGGCCCGCATCTTTTAGCGCTTGATAGATGGCGACTTCATTGGGCGGGGTTTGGCGCAAAATGCTGATGCCGATGTGCTGCACATCACAATCGGCCACGCCCTTTTCGGGGTTGCCGCGCTCCACATAATTGGCAGCTGCATCGTCCATCACTGGATCATTGGCCGGTTCATAAGTTTCAAAAAATGGGCTATCCATTTCGCATCTCCTTTGTTGGATGATGCGCAATGTAGCATTGAGTGCTATATACATGTCAAGATAAATGTAGCATTGAGCGCTACTTTGTGCGCTTCAATTGGTTTGATCGGTATTTGCAAATTCTGCTAAGTTGTTGATGTTTTAAGGCGATATTATAGCAACGGGCATGAAGTGAATTTTTTGAAAATAGCATTATTGGTGATTGGCGCTGCGATGTTGTTTGCATGCGGTGGCGTGAATCAAGCTGTCTGGAAAGAGTGTAAAGCTCGACCGGGGGCGATGGCTGACTACGTTGCAAAAGCAGAGCGACTTGGATTTTTAGTCAAAGAAAGCGGTTGGAAGGCCAATGAAAGAGAATGGCGAACGCTTAGTCACAATCAAAAGATAAATGTTGCTGTCGCTGTGTATTGCTCAGCCGCTGATGAGGATGGCCGCGCTAATGTGTCAATTCGCGGTTACCGGTCGGGTGATGTTTTGGCGACAATTGTTGATGGACACTATTCAGATTGATCAGTCTTCGCGAAGTAGGGAATAGACAACGCGCCCTAGTACTCTGATGGTGTCGCCTAAATCACCATTGACTTCGATTGGCTGTTGATGGCGAGGGTCATTTGATTCTGGCATAAGCCAGAAGTGGCCCTCTTCATCGCGGTGAAGGGTTTTAACAGTATATTCGCGCAGGCCATCTGGGCGCTCACGTTCCACGACATATCGCTTACCTGGTTGGATATCTTCCTGAGTTTCAATGGCATTCGTGATGACCAGAACAGTGCCTTCAGGATAGCGGAGGTTCATGGAGGGGCCGCGCACTTGCACGCCAGTCAAACTGTACTTCGCGAGATCCGTATCTTGTGGCACAGCAACAGAAAATTGGTCTTCATCGGGCAATTCATTGCTTTCTGCCCAAGCACCGGCTTGTACAAATGCCACAACCTTAACGGTGCGCATCGGCACCACTGGTGTGTCGCTGATGATCGCTTCTGGCGACACATTGAATGCTTTTGCAAGCGCTTGTAGCCGCTCGCCACTCAAATCGATACGACCTGAAATCAGACGACTGATGGTGACGGGATGCACGCCAACAGCGTGAGCCAAATCGTCCCGCGAGATTTTTTTCTCGATCATCAGTTCTTTAATTCTGTTTTTCATATCAATCAGATAGCACTAAATGCTACATCTGTCCTAGCACTGAGTGCTATTTCTAACTTGACATGTAAGTAGCATTCAGTGCTACATACCGGCATGTTGTTACGTGATTGGCGAATTGACGCACAGATTTCATTGCGGGAAATGGCAGAAAAGCTAGGCATTGCTGGCGCGAATCCTGCGCGCAATTTGCAGCGTTATGAACAAGGCGCAGCGACCATGCCCAGCGAATTGATATTTCGGTTGGAAAATCTCACCAACGGCCAAGTCACCGCGCAAGATATGCATGAGGTTCGGCTTGAATGGTTGCGGGTAAATAAGCCCGGTGCGTTGTTGCCAGTGGCGCAAGAGGTGCGGGCATGAGCGCATTATTGTTTCCTCCCAAACGGGCCCCGCATTGGGCGGGGCACTTCTTTTTCGTTGGTCTCCCTGGGCGTCGTGAGCGGCGGGCCGGGCGCAGCGCTTGCATGGTTGGCAAGGTGGACTTGCCCCTCCTTAGCCTGTTGGCGCTGCGCCACCTTTTTCAAATTTGCCCGCGCCTGGCGCAATTGGGTGAGGGCCGCACTGAGATTGGAACATGGTTTGTTTTTCATGCCGACATTCTGGCGCGGCGTTTAATGCGCGTCATGCGGCAAAAAGGGAGGTTTTGCGCATGAGCCGGATGATGAATGCAGATAATTTGCATGAATTAAAGGCCGCGTCGCGCCAGCTGGTGCGGGCATCAGGCAAGCAAGAGGGGGCCGCCATGGTCACCCGCGTGCGGCATCAAGCCCTTTCTGATTATGGCAACCACAACAAGCCGGACATCTTTATGCCGATCGATGTGGCCGGGGATTTGATGCTGGACAGTGGCGACACCTCTTTGGTGCGCGCTTTTGCCCATTTGGTGCATTGCGAGGTGATCCCACTGCCAAAATCCCTTGGCGATGGCGCGCTGCAAAGCGCGATGGGGCAAACCTCAAAAGAGATTGGCGACGTGTTCAAAACCATTGGCGAAAGCATGGCCGATGGGCGGTTTGATGCCAAAGAAACCAAGCTGTGCCGCGCTGAGATTTGGGAAGCGATCCAAGCGCTGTTGGCGCTTTATGAAGCGGTTGGGGAGGGTGAGTGATGTTCGGCTCCATATACGTCCAAGAACCGACCGCGGCGTTCTCTGAATTTCAAACCTTCCACACTTTGGTAGTCGTTGCTTTTGAAGGGCCGCGTTCTATCGCCATATGCACATATAGGCTGCTGTTTATACCAACATGCCGAGAGATCCATAACCGAGTTTGCCTCATAAGAGCCGCCACTTACCTCACACAAATATGCAACGAGCCTCATTCGCACAATACGGCAATCTTGAAATGTGCAATACGCCGAATTGACTGTAGGAGTGGGCTCATTTGGATTAAAAAAGGGCAAGTTCTCATAGTCGCCATCTGCAAACCTTTCAAAGTCCGCATAATAGAAGCTGCAACTTTTAAACTCGCAGATAATAAATGCACATTTTCCTTTGGTGCCTACCAATTTTGTTCTTTGAAATTGGCATTGACAAAAACTGCAGTCGAGGACGTCTTTTGTAAAGGTGCATTCATTGAATGCAATTGCATAAAAGTCGAGACCTTTGACGTCGCAAATGACTTCTGCCTTTTCGATTTTGCAAACTTGGTCGTCTGTTTTGATACCGATCGCGCTAGAGATGCTGGCGATGGCGGAATAAAGCAATTCCGCAGTCCCTACGTCCAATGTCACATTGAAATGTGTATTCTCATCCCTTTTTTCAGCTTCGTTCATTTCAGCGGTATTTCTAAAACTTGCATAGCGACAAAGTGCGTTGAGCATTATCTTACGCAAGTCATCGCCACAATCATCATTAATCGCGATCATGGAAGTGATAGCTGCAAACTGTTGGGGGGCTTTTTCACTGGCAAGCATTTCAAGGGCGTGTTGGAGTTGCTGGCTCTTGGAGTTTTCAACACTATGCCTAAGTGTGTCTTCCATTGCGATCGTGCGTTTAATGCTTTGCTGTATGCCTATCACTGCAATAAGCAGGGTCACGGCCCAGCCAAATCCTTCAAGAGTGCCAGTACGCATGCTCCATTTGATTTTGTCACTGGAAATGAGCTCACCATATCCCGGAAATATGATGATCAAGGCTTTTGTCGCGATCAAAAGGGCCAGCGCAAGTATAGCGGTTGCCAACAGATAGAAAAGTACTGTGGCAATTCTGTCTGCAAGCCTGTTCATAAAAAATCCCCCAAAAGCAATGTCCTCATAGGGCAAAATGCCAGCGGCTTTGTCAATGGATCAGATTGGCAGGTGGCGGCATGAGCTGGGATTTTATTCGCGATCTCGACTTTCACCCCCTGGCCAACGCCTTCCCCTTTATCGAAGGGGATGATCATGAGCGGCTGACAGAAGATATCGCCCTGCATGGATTGCATGAGCCGATCATCATGCTGGATGGCATGATTTTGGATGGGCGCAACCGTTATAATGCGCTGCTGAAATTGGGCTTTGCTAAAGAACAATGGTTTGAGACGTTTGAAGACTACTGCAACCGCACGGGCACAAATGCCGACCCGGCGCAATTTGTGGTGTCGCGCAATATCCATCGCCGCCATTTGAGCGCCAGCCAGCGTGCCTTGGCGGCGGCCAGCATCGCCAATTTGCGGCAAGGGGCACGGCGCGACCTGGCCAAGGGTGAAGATGCGCCGGACAAAGATGCAAATTTGCAAAAGGTTGAAGCGCAGACTTCGATCAAAGAAGCGGCGGCGATGTTGAATGTGTCGCCCCGTTCGGTGGCCAATGCCAAAAAGGTGCAGGACAAAGCTGCGCCCGAACTGACTGAAGCGGTGCGCGAAGGCAAAGTGCATGTGAGTGCTGCGGCTGATCTGACCAGCTTATCTGTTGATGAGCAAGCCGATCTGATCAAGCAAATGGACAGCAAAGCCTTTGGCCGGGTGGCGAAGGAATTGCGCGACAAAAAGACCGCTGAGAAGAAAGCCAAGCGCCAACAGCGTGAAGCCGCATTGGGGCAAAAGCAGATGGCGCTGCCCAGCAAAAAATATGGGGTGATCCTGGCAGATCCTGAATGGCGGTTCGAACCTTATAGCCGCGAAACGGGCATGGATCGGGCTGCGGACAATCATTACCCCACCAGCGATTTGGAGACCATCAAAGCGCGGGATGTGGCCAGCATTGCAGCTGATGATTGTGTTCTGTTTTTGTGGGCCACCCGCCCCATGCTGCCGCAAGCGCTTGAGGTGATGGCGGCGTGGGGATTTACCCATCAGACTGATTTCACCTGGGAGAAAATCCGCCCCGGCAAACAGCGTGGCCCTGGTTATTGGGCGACGGATGAACATGAGCATTTGCTGATCGGCACTAGGGGCCACCCGCCATGCCCGGCGCAAGGCACACAGGCGCGGTCAATCCAGAAGGCGAAAGTGGGCAAGCACAGCGAAAAGCCTGTGGTGTTTCACCAGATCATTGAAAGCTATTTCCCCAATCTGCCCAAAATTGAATTGAATGCGCGTGTGGCACGTCCTGGCTGGGATGTATGGGGCAAAGAAGCGCCTGCACCATCAGCTGATGACCAAGACAATTTGCCCGCGCCACACCCCAAGCCGCGCAAGCTGAGCAAGGCTGAAAAAGGGCTGTTGGAAAAGGATAAAGCGGCGAACGCGATGTATCGGCCCGTGCCCAAAGGGCAAAAGACGGTCAAGGATCTGCTGCCGCCGCACACTGCCATCAAACACACGGCCAATGGCAAAAGCCAGGATCTGGTGGTGTTGAAGGTGAATGGTCCTTATGGCGGGCATGGCTATGAGACCTATTCGATTGCAGCGATTTCGGCCACGCGGTTTGATCCGAACAAAAACCACCGCGCCAACAACTGGATGACCGGCTGGGTGGCGATCAACGGCAAGATATTGCCGATCGATCCCACGATTGATGCTGAGATTGAGATTGTGGCGGGGGAGCCGGGGACGGGCGATAGCCCGGTGGCGGCGCGCAAAAAAGCGGTGAAGCCATGAATGCACTTTTCTCCAAAATTGGTGATTGGGATCAGCTTTCGCATGAAAGCAAAATATCTGTTGTGCGCATGTCTCGCCGCGAAGGGCTAAGCGCCAAAGACCTTGGTGAACTGCTGAATTGTTCGCGCAGTGCCATTTGCGGCTTTGCCTATCGCAATAAAATTAAGATGGCGGATGCGGCAACTTCTGTTGCGGTGGCTGCGGCGGCAAACAAAGCTCACACCATCAAACGAAAGCGGGGGCGCAGGTCGCGAGATTTTGATCACAAAATGGCGTTTCGGCTCGATCAATCATTGCGGGCCAAAGCTAAAAAGAAGTCGGTGAAAGCTGTGTTTTCACCAGATCATCCGGCAAACCGCAATGCGCTCTTGTTGACCCTTGTTGAACTTGAAGACCACTCATGCCGCTGGCCGATCGAGGTGGGATCCACCACCCGATATTGCGGCTGCACAAAGGCGGACGCATCCAAGTCCTATTGCGCCGCCCACAAAGCGCTGAGCAATGGCACATGGGTGGCCCCGCAAGATGAAACGCCGATTGGAGGCACATCATGAAACTGCAATTTTTAGTCGGCTTGGCGCTTTTGTCGCTGCTGCTGGTGAGCATTGGCTTGCTGTGTGACGGGATCGCACCAGGTTGTTGGTGCGGCTTGATTGGGGGTGTTCAATGAACCGGCACCAACGCGCTGAATTTGTGAAACAGGCATTGACGCCACCCCGCCGCCATGTGGTGGGCGAATTGGTGTTGGATCCGTCCGGCCACAACCGGCTGCGCCTGGCGCTGAGTGGCCAGCCCTATTTTTTGGAAATGAGCCAGGGCGAAGCGCTTGAAGCAATTGAATTGCTGAGACAGGGCGTTGCCGAATTGACCTTTGAAGAAGGGCGAGACCGGGTCGTGCCTAAACCGATCGTGAAGGGGATATGATGAAAAATTTAACTCGGTTCAAGTTGCGCACTGGCTACTTGATCGGCAATCCACGCCGCATCAATCGTCAAGCCCTGCAGGCGCGGGGGCGAAATTTTGACATCCTCGAGTTGTTCGTTTGTCAGCGACAAGTTCACCGTCCCACTACAATGTTCATCGAAATGAATGCTCCAATCTTTTATTTGTTCTGTGCCAACCAACTCAATTCGGACGTTGTGAAACGAAACATTCTCAAATCTGTTTTCGCCGAAAAAATGAGCATCTTCAAAAATTGTGTTTTTCAGCACCATGTCGTTAAAGGTGGCGTCACGAATTGCCGCGGTCCTGCAGCGATAGTTTTTCATACCATCAGTCACGTAAGAGTTTATAACGGCGTAATATGTTGTTGTAAAAGCTTGGTTTTCATTGCCAAACAAGGCAGACCCAACGGTAATCAGATCAGTTATGGCGTCGTGATCGTCATGTATTTGTGCAGGGTTCTTAAAGATTGCGCGCCTTTTTCTAAAATGACTAGCATCGATGCGAGCTACGAGTGCCGATTTAACAGTCTCTTCGTGATTGTGGTCGTTCTGGGCGATTTTGCTGAGCATCTGCGCCGCAGCTATTTGACTGACCGGGTTGTTCTCTCCAAGAAGCTCTATCGCTTTTATCAAATCGTCGGTCGTTTTAGATCGCTCGGTGAGATTGTTGGCGCGCCTAACTTCCAGAGTGCGAAAAAGGGCCAACGCGCCAGCAAATATAGCGCCGTACAGTGTGGCGACCTTGAACATAAAGTCGGAGAACGATTGGTCTTCGCCCAAGATAGGCGCCTCGTGCCCAAAATAGGAATAACTAGCCCAACCCATGGCAAGCGCACCGATAATATAGATGCCAACGATAACTGCAGTCGCAGTCCAGGGAGGAAGCTTTCTAATAGCACCAGACGCGGTGACAAGGCCGACAAAACTGATTATTGCGGCAATCAGCGGTACGAGAGACTCAAGCAATGTCATCTATTTACCTGTATCTTTCAAAACAAACATGAACAGACTTTCGTATTTCTTTCGGTAGGTCAATCCAGTGTTGATGTGATCCTCGAGATCGTACTTTGTAAACCGGGTCAGTTTTGTTGGAGATGTGCGTGATGCAGACTAAGACACTTCCGCAAAAGCTGGCCGAATTGAAGCCAGGTGACCCGTTCATCTTTCTCGATTGGCCGGATGAAGGCGACAAACAAACGGTGCCTGGCATGACCTGCTCCATTGTGAAGGGAAGCCATAGCGCGGCGCATAAGTTTCTAGTTGTGCGTGTGCATAGTAACGGGGTGTTTGAAACGGAATATTTGGGGCGGGAGCATATTGAAGCGCCAAAGCGGCGGGAGGTGTCAGTTTGAATCTTGACCCTCTCAAAGATGAAGCACGCGCCATGCAAATCATCGATTGGGCGTTGCAACAGGGCTGGCCCTTGTCGCGCGGCGGTGTCGATCGATGCGGGCCTTGCCCCAAGTGCGGTGGTGAAGATCGCTTCTCGATCAATATCACCAAAAATGCATGGCATTGCCGTAAGTGCGAAAAGGGCGGCGGCGATGTGATCAGCCTGGTGATGCATGTTGAAGAGGTGGATTTTAAAACTGCCCTGGAACGCATTACGGGCCGCAAGGCAGCGGATCCTGTGGACCCGAAAGAACAGGAACGGCGCGCCAGAGAGTTGGTCGCAAAAAAGCAGCGCCAAGAGGCATTTGCCGAACGTGCCCGGCGCAAATCGCAAGAACGGGCACGACGCATCTTAAAACAGGCGCATGCACCCAAGTCATACGGCGCGGTTTCACGCTATTTGCGTATCCGTGGGCTGAGCAAAATTGCGGACGCAATCGATGCGGGCCGTTCAAAGCTGATGCTGGCTGAAATTAACGCCTATGAACGCCGCGTGCTTGTGGGCACGGACACATCCAAAACATGGAAAACCATTTGGACCGGGCCGGCGATGGTGGCCTCTATCCGCCAGCCAAACAACCAGGCGATGGGCGTGCATCTCACGTTTCTCGATTTTGCAGCGCCAAAGGGCAAGGCCCGAATGACAGACCCAAATGATGGCAAAGAGATGAAAGCCAAAATCATGATGGGTTCTCAAAAGCAGGGGGCGATCCGGCTTTATACGCCCAAGCAACCCAAAGGGATTGTGATGGGCGAGGGGATCGAAACCACACTCACCGCCATGCAAGAGGCGTTTATGCCTGGTTATGCCTATTGGGCGGGCTGTAGTCTCGACAATATGGCTGGTGGCGTGCTGATCGATGCGGACAATAAGCCGCAATTGGATATGCCCGATTTGAACAAACCCGCCTTTGTGCCACCGCATTGGTGCCAGGAACTGATCTTTTTGCGCGATGGCGACAGCGACAGCACGGCCACAGAAAACAAGCTGATACGCGGCGCGCGCCGCGCCATGTCGTTGCGGCCAGGACTAAAAGCCCGGATTGCGGATGCCATGCCGGGCAAAGACTTTAACGATATGCTGGTGGAGGGCGCATGAGCAGCAAGATAAAAGATGCGATTGATAATGCGCGTGAGGTTGAGGCGGGTGAAAACCCTTCTCCCCAAAGTTCGCCAGCGGACGATATAGGCACCATCCCTGTTGCCGATAAAAAATTGCCGCGTGATGAGCGCAATGCGGAATTGATTGCGCAGGATCCAAAACTGATTGACTGCAGCGATGAACCGGAAACGGACATCGGTAATGGGCGGCGGTTTTTACACCGGCATCGCAGCAAGGTGATGCATGTGCCCAATGTGGGTTGGCACATCTATGATGGGCGGCGTTGGAAGTGGGATGAAACGGACAGCCAAATCCGCAAACTGGCCCACGATACTGCTGAGCGCATCGCCAATGAGCGCTTTTTGATCGAATATCTCAGCTATGAGCAGCGCATTATTGATGAGGCTGCTGATGGTATGCCCGAATACAATGGGTTGAAGAACAAAAAGCCCAGCGACCTTGGGGATAAACAACGCGATCGATTGCGCAATTTGCGCCAATTGATGGATGAGGCGGATCAAACCAAAAAAGCACTTCAGTCGCGGCGCAGTTCGCGCCAGCGCCACGCCAAAAGTTCGGCTGGTTCGTCCAAGATCGATAATATCTTGCGCGAAGCCCAGCCCTATATCACCAAAGAATTGAGCGAGTTGGACAATGATCCACTGGCGATCAATTGCTTGAATGGGCTGTTGGTGTTCAAAGAGCATCAATATAACACCGGGCCTTATTGGGATTTGGAGCTAAAGCCGCACCGGCAAGATGCCTATGTGACCAAATTGGTGCAGGCTGAATATGACCCTGAAGCGCGTGCGCCGAATTTCCATAAGTTTTTGGATGAGGTGCAGCCCAATGATGAGGTGCGCGATTATATTCAGCGCTATTTGGGCTATTGCCTCACGGGCCTTACCCACGAACAGGTATTTGCCTTTTTCCATGGTGGTGGCCGCAACGGTAAATCTACCCTGGTGGACATTGTTTGCCGCATCTTGGACGATTATTCGACCACGGTGCCGATTGAGACTTTGGCCGGGGATCAGAAACGCAAGGGCAGTGACGCAACTCCAGACCTCATGCGAGTCCCAGGCGCGCGTCTGGTGCGTGCATCCGAGCCGGAAAGCAACATGAAATTCAAGGAGAGCATGATCAAATCACTCACATCTGATGAGCCGATTTTGATCCGTGGTCTCAATAAGGAATTTAATGAGGTTTACCCGAATTTTAAGCTGACCATTTCCGGCAACCACAAGCCGCAAATCCACAATGATGATCAAGGGATTTGGCGTCGGGTGAACCTGGTGCCCTGGTCAGTGCAGGTGCCATCGGAAAATGTGGATAAATTGTTGGGCAAAAAGCTGTGGGACGAACGCAACGGCATTTTTGCCTGGTTGGTGCAAGGGGTGATGGAATATCTAACCAATGGCCTCAATCCACCTGAAGCCGTGTTGGCGGCCACCGCTGAATATCGGTCAGACAGTAACCCGATTGGGGCGTTTCTCGACACCTATTGTGAGTTTACCGGCAATCAAGCTGACGAACTGGCAGGCGGTGAAGTTCATGAATTCTATGAAAGCGTGCGCGAAAAGGAGGGCTGGTCTCACTTCGCTGCGACCACTTTCACCCGGCGATTACCCGATCAGATTGAAAGCCGTGGGGGTATGAAGGGCAAGCGCCACGGTTTAGCACGCTATATCGGCGTGCGATTAAAGACTGAAATGGGTGTGCCGAAAGTGCCAGCCGGTGTCGCGGATGGGTTTGATGACCCGAAATTTGATCCACCTGGCTATCACAGATGAGGTTTAGGGACCCTAGCGGGAGGCAAGAAATCCTTGTCCTCCCCATATTTATTCAAATTATTCAACATATTACCCCATTGGGGGAGGCTAGGGAGCCTAGCGTTTACCCGCGCGCATGTATGTTATTCGGGGTATTAGGGGGAAACATATTTTTACACACGCAAGGACTTCACTTTACCCTCCCTAGGCTCCCTAGCCTCTTACAAATGAGAAAAGATAATAATAAAAACAATGAGATAGCAATTTGCAATTGGCCGATTAGTTTACGATTTTGCCTCCCCCTTGCCTCCCTGACGGGGTTTTACCCTCCCCATGCCGTTGAAAGGACCGAAAATGCCGAAAAAGTTGATTGATATTGAAAATCTGGTGCATTGGGCACTGGCTGATCAGCAAGCTGATGTGGCAGCAAGCGTGAGTGAGCATGTGGGCTTGGGCTATAGTTCATCACGCGGGGCGCTGGCCACGGTTCAGGAATTGGGAACATATGTGCAAGAGGGCGAAGTGGAGCGGCTGATTGCCAACAATTGCAATGCCGATGCCTTTGCCGTGTTCGATGCGGTGCAAGCCTTGCCGAGTGAGGCGCGTGATTTGGTTCTGTTCCATGGCAAGAAGGGCACGCGGCCAGATTGGTATCCTGAAGGCGCTGGCAAGCGGGTGCCGCGCGTGGGTCGCTTTGGTAAGCCTGCCACCATCAAGCAATCAGATGGCAAAGCCTATCCGATCTATGATTGGGATGGTATTGCCCCGCATGTCGTGAATGAGGCGCGTGCTGCTTATGCGGTGTGGTGGGCCGCATTGGAGCAATTGGCGCATAATTTAGAAAAAAATTTGGACGACCATAATCCCCAGCCACCAAGGGCTGCAGCCAAACCCTGGGAGTGAGGTTTAAAAAAATCTGAAAAGTGAGGGTTGACGAGTCACTCATACTTGCACAGTATTTTCCACAACGAAAAAGGTTCAAAGACGGGCGCGACGGACAAACCAACCGGACGCGCCTTTTTGTTGCGCAATTGACTTTGTGCAAATTTGCAAAAGGTTGAACTGGCTAAGCCCAATATTCCACACGCTGCCCGGCACCCGCTTGGCGGCGTGTTTTCGTTTAGGGGGTTAGGATGTAGTGGGATCATGAAACCAATCACGCGACGGTCCAACAGCGGCATGGCGATGCAGGTTGCTGCCAACATTGATGAGGTGAGCGATAGCCTGACCGCATTGGAGCGTCGCAAGCTGCCTTACATTTTGCGGGATGCCATCAATGATGTGGCCTTCGGCGCGCGTAAAGCGGAAAGCAATAAGATCAGGCGGTCATTTGATCGACCTAAATCATTCACGGTGAAGTCGCCAAAGGTTCGCAAGGCGACACCGCAAACACTTACAGCTTCTGTTTTCATCAGGGATGAAGCACCAAAGGGCAACGCACCCGCCAAATATATAGCACCGCAAGTGCATGGCGGGCCGCGCCGGGCAAAAGGATTTGAGGTGCGGTTGCGTCGGTTGGGGCTGCTCGGGCCAAATGAGTTTGCAATCCCGGCCATAGGCTATCGGCGCGATCGGTATGGTGGCATCACGGGCAACAAGATCGTGCAGATCTTGGCACAGCTTGAGCGCCACGTTGGTGTGGACTCAACTCTAACCGAAACCAAGCGATCTGGTCGCCGCAACGTTCGCCAGGGCAAAGCACGCTATTTTGTCCCAACTGGTCGACGGATGGACCGGGGCATCAACCGATTGCCCCGTGGCATCTATGAGCGCAAAAGCCGCACTAAAATCAAGGCGGTGTTTATCTTTGTGGAAGGCGCACCGAAATATCGCAAACGTTATGCGTTCGGCAAACCAACTGAGAAATATGTGCGGCGCAACTTCGCCCAACGGTTCAACCATCACCTGGCCAACGTCCGGCCATAAAAAAGTGCGGGTCCTTCCAGCCAGCACACACCGGCCCGTGGGTAGTTCGGGCCCCATTACTTTTATTCGGAACAAAACTTTTTGGGGTTGATGATGGCGTTGATGTTGTTGTCGGCCCAAGGCGAGGCGCGCTGTGGACTTCAAGGATTATGATCTTGATGAGATTGTGAAGCGCTTTCCGCTTTCTGAGAATGTGCCGGATGAGGTCGTCACTAAAAAGCTGCTGGCGAATGCTTTTTCAACTTCGACCAACACAATCGACAAGTGGATCGATCAGGGCATGCCCATCCTGAATGAAGGGGGAAACGGGCAAGCCTACGAATTTCAATTGTCGCACTGCTGGGCGTGGTGGCATGCGCGACAAGAGGCGGACAAGAACCGCAGCAGCGCAGCGGAAAGTGCCGTGCGGGCAATGCAGTTGGAACTGACCGGAGGCAGCATTGGTGAGGGGATCAACGCCCTCACGCCGAAGGAAAAGCAAGAAGTCATCACTGCCCAGATGGATTATGAGGCTTTTCAACGGCAGCGTGGTGAATTGATAGATCGGGATGAGGTGGTGGCCTTACTCGACACTGTATTTGTTTTACTGCGGGACACGATCACAACGTTGCCGGATCGGCTTGAGCGTGAATGTGACCTTGACGGGAACACGGTGGAGAGGGCGGTGATCATCTGCGATGAGACGCTATCGGATGCCCAATCAAGATTGACCGATTTTGTTGAAGCTAATGATGAGAAAAGCAAGCCGGTGAGGCGGAGTTTGTTTGATGCGTGATCTAAACAAGTTTTTGCCACCAATGCCGCCGCCACCGTTTGCGACTCCGGAAGGAATTGTCGCCGAAGCGTTGCCCAGCATTGCGCCACATTCACGCATTGATGTGCCGACCTGGGCCGAACAGGACCGCAAGGTCAAAACACCGGCATATACGGGGCCATGGGACAACAACACCGTGCCGCATCTGATCGAGCCGATGAGTATGGCCACATCCCGGCGCTTTGAAGCTGTGATATTTGTTGGACCGGCGCGGTCGATCAAGACCGAAGCGATGATCTTAAACCCGATCGGGCAGCGCATTGTGTGCATGCCACGGGATATGCTTGTGGTGTGCTCCAGCCAGAAAATGGCGAAACTGTTTTCGACCAGCAAGCTGGACAAGCTGGTCAATGGATCGCCCGCAATAACTGAACGTAAAGGTAAGGGACGTGGGGCCGATAATCTGTATGAAAAGAAATTCAAAGGCGGCATGAATTTGCAGATCGCATGGCCAGTGGCCGACTTCTTTTCAATGGTGGACTGGCCTGATGTGTTTTTGACCGACTATGACCGCATGCCGGATGACGTGGATGAAGAGGGTAGCCCGTTTGATTTGGGTATCAAGCGGATCCAGTCTTTTTACTCCACCGGGATGGCCATAGCTGAAGGCTCGCCTTCGCGTCCGCAACTTGACTCGGACTGGAAACCGGCGTCACCGCATGAAGCGCCTCCCACAACAGGGCTGCTTTCGCTGTTCAATATGGGCAGCCGGGGCAAGCTCTATTGGCCGTGCCCTTCTTGCGAAGACTGGTTTGAACCGCTGACTGAATATTTGAAATGGGAGGATCATGGAGATCCCGGCAAAAGCGCTGAATCTGCTTATATGGCCTGCCCACATTGTGGCGGCGTGATTGATCCGGACCAAAAGGCTGGTCTTAATCGGCAATCCAAGTGGCTGCATGAAAGCTCATCTGGTGAGTTGGTGGGCATAGATCATGAGGATATACGCGGCAGCGGCATTGTGAGCTATTGGCATGAAGGTCCAGCTGCGGTTTTGCAGTCATGGAAACAGATTGTGTCCCGGCAATTGCAGGCTGAGGATCATTTTAAGCGCACCGGTGATGAAACGAAGCTGAAGACAACGACCAACATTGACCAGGGGCGTTGCTATTTGCCTAAAGCGCTGCTTGCGGAAAATGCCATCAATGTGGAATTGCTGAAAAAGCTGTCCGAAAACTATCCGCTTGGGATTGCACCAACGGGCACTCGATTTGTGACTGTGCAGGTGGATGTGCAACCCAACAAATTTGCGGTGAGCTGGGATGCCTGGACAGAGGATTTAGAACGATACACCATTGACCGCTTGGATATTGTGCAGCCCCCCAAAGACGCGCCAAACGGTGCGGACAAACGTGGGATTGATCCACCACGCTACATTGAAGATTGGGAAATGTTGAAAGAGTGTCTTGATAAACCGATCGAGGTGGTGGGCACTGGCTTTGAATTGTTGCCACGCGCCATGATTGTGGATAGCGGCGGCGCGCCGGGTACGACATCAAATGCCTATAAGTTTTTGCGCACAATGCGCACGCGTGGCTATGGCAATCGGTTCTATCTATCAAAGGGGCGGGGTGGTTTTGATCAAGACCGTGCTCAATATCGTGAACCGGAAAAAGTGCTTGGGGCCAAGCGGAAAGAAACCACCGATATCCGCATCGTTTTTGTGGGCACTGACAAGTTGAAAGATGAAGTGACCATGGCGTTGACCCGTAAGGAAAACGGCCCAGGCAAGCACCATCTTTCATCCAATTTTGAGGATCGTGTTTTTGAGGAACTATGCGCTGAACAGCGGTTTGACAAAGGTTGGGACAAGATCGTTAAAGCCCAACCCAATGAGCAGCTGGACTTGGCTGTCTATGGCAAAGCGCTGGTGATCGTTTTGAAAGCCGAAACAATTGATTGGGCTGCACCACCTGTTTGGGCTGCGCCGGTCGAGAAGAATAGTTTTGCCGCGCCGATCGGCAAGGCTGAAGAACTGATGGAAAAAGCAAAACGCAAAAGAACTTCGCGCCCACGAAAGCGGCGCATGAAAGGAAACTGATGCCGGGCATTACATTGCAACAGGCTCAAACCAACCTCGATAAATGGTTGGAAGCCAGCGAACGGGTTGCGGAATCGCAAAGCTATACCATTCAAACCGAAACTGGTTCACGCACGTTGACGCGTGCCAATGCTGCATGGATCCAAAAGCAGATTGAGTTTTGGGATAAGAAGGTGCGGCAACTGAGCTTGCCCGCCAACAAACGCCGCCGCACGGTCAACCTGGTCGGATAATCATGAAGAAAAGAATGAACCTTCGCCAACGGCTTGGACGGTCGGTGGTCGGGATAGCTGCGCGCTTTTCCGGTGATCTGTTTGTCCGGATGCCGCAATCCATTGGCTATACAGGCGTGCCATCGCGCAGCAAGCGCATTCGGGGCTGGCAAATGGGTTCTGGATCCGCTGCGACAGAAACGTTGCCGGACCTACCTGAATTGCGGTCTGCATCAAGTGATCTGATCCGCAATACGCCGCTGGCTGCAGGTGCGATGCACACTAATGTTTCTGGCGTGATCGGCACGGGTCTGCAGTTTCGCCCCGCATTGCGGCGTGAGCTGTTGGGTTTAAGCCGCGAAGAGGCGCAAAAAAAGAGCGATGAAATCACCCGCGAACTTAATCTGGCTTTCAAAACATTGAGCTGGGAAGGGAATATCCCTTGGATTGATCTGCAAGAGATCATTCTGCGCGGGGTGCTTGAAAAAGGCGACATTGGCATTGCCCGACGCTATCAAAAACGCCCAGGGGATACTTATGGTTTAAAGATCGTACTGATTGAAGGCGAGCGGATTTCTAATCCGGGCAATCTGCCGGATAGTGACCGCATCAAAGGTGGCGTGCAATTCGCTAAAGATGGGAAGGTGGAAGGCTATCACTTCACTAAGCACCATCCGGGGGACATCGCTAAACCTGAAGATCGCAAGTGGAGCTATGTTCCAGCTGTCGGACAAAATGGCTTGCCCCTGATGTTGTTGCCCATGGTGCATTTGCGCCCTGGCCAGCCAAGAGGGGTGCCATATTTTGCGCCAATCATGGAACTGGCCAAGCTACTGTCCGATTACACCGTCTATGAGGCCGATGCGGCCAAGAATGCGGCGAAACTATTTGGGTTTATCGAGCGACAAGCGGGCGCGGATATAGATGATGGCCAGCATGTCCTGGATACTGGCGGCTCGGACGTCAAAACCGATGATGATGAAATCAATATCGAGGATGGTTCGATTGTTGATTTGCCGGAAGGGCAGTCAATCAAGATACCAGAACATGGTCGGCCAAACTCAGGTTTTGATCCGTTTGTCGTTGCAATGTTGCGCCAAATCGGTGTGGCACTGGAGATCCCTTTTGAGTTGCTCATCAAGCATTTTACTGCGTCCTACACGGCCAGCCGTGCCGCGCTTGAGTTGGCTTGGCAATATTTCAAGCGCCGCCGTGGTTGGCTGTCGCGTCATGCACTCAATGTGATTGTTGAATGGATTTTGGTGGAGGCGGTCGCAAGCGGTCGCCTTGAACTGCCGGGTTTCAATGACGATCCGGTCAAGCGTCAAGCCTGGCTGAGTGGTGAGTGGCTGGGATCGCAGCGCATGTCTATCGATCCGCTAAAAGAAGCAAAAGCGGATGAGGTGGATATCAAAACGCGCACCAAAACAAGACAGCAGGTGATGATTGAGCGCACGGGCGGTCAGTTTGATGAAAAGCATGACCAGCTGGCGCATGAGGACAGCCGCATAGCCCAAGATGCGACAACCAGCCCAACCCAAGAAGAACCTGCATCAGAAGATGCCGACAATGATGAGGATGAAGAATGAGCTTTACAGGACATTGGATGATGGATCGCCACCAGCTTAATCTGGCAAGCATGGCGGCATTTTTGCAAATGCGGAATCCTCAATTGTTTCAGCGGGTGGTTGGCGACAAACTTGGAGTGGATTTGGGCGAGATCAGCGTTGAGGATCGCGCACCAATTGAAGCGCTTGTGCGTGGATCGATGGCCTATCGGCGCGACGATGTTGCGGTCATACGAGTATATGGGCCGCTTTCTCACCGCAACAATCCATACACCTATTCATATGAAGAGTTTGAACGTGATCTGGAACTGGCCAAAAGCGATGAGTTTGTTGGCGCGGTTTTGGAAATTGATAGCCCAGGCGGGCAATGCTCCAACTTGGATGAAGCAGCCAAACGGATACGTGAGTTTAGCAAGCATAAACCGATTGAAGCCATGATCAATGGGATTGGTTGCTCAGCAGCTTTTTGGTTGGCAAGTGCGGCTGATAAGGCATGGGCCACGCGCACCTCAATGGTGGGTTCCGTAGGATCGGTGATCAGCTATTGGGAAATGGACGGGATCCTATCCAAATGGGGTGCCCGCAAAATCGAAATTACAGCATCGCAATCACCAAACAAACGGTTGGACCCTGAAAGTGAAGAGGGGCAGGCGGAGTTGCAGGCAATCGTTGATGATGCCGGGCAAATGTTTGTCGAGGCACTTGCCGAATATAAGAACATTTCAGCCGATCAGGTATTGGCGCAATTCGGTCGAGGGTTGGTGTTTTCTGCCACTGAAGCGCTTTCGCGCGGGATGATTGATGGCATTGCCACATTTGATGAAGTTTTGGCGGGGGTTGCGGCCCGTTCAAATGATGAAAACCAAGGGGGCCGAGCCGCAGCGGTTTCCACGAGCAAGGAGCATAAGACTATGCCCAATAAACAGGCGGCTGGGGATGCGCCCCAGCCATCATTGGATGAACGGGTTTCGGCCCTTCAAGCCAATGATCCTGAATTGGTCAAAGCAATTCGTGCTGAAGCAAAAAACGATCAGCAATCGCTGATCGACAAAGCTGCAGCTGAAGAGCGTGACCGCATTGCCGGGATTCAAGCTTTGGCTGAACCCGGTTGTGATGATCTGATCGCAGAAATGGTGGCGGATGGGAAAACCACCCCGGCTGAAGCTGCGCACCGGATAATGACGTCAGATGAATATAAGAAAGGCAAAACCCTTTCTGCACTTCAGTCTGATGATCAACTGGCACAAGGCGCAGAACCTGCCCCAAGTGCTGCCCAGCAATCTGGCAACAAAGTAGAGCAAACGCCTGAAGGGTGGACTGCTGAATGGGAAGCGAACGCCGAACTGCAAGAGCAGTTTGTCGAGGCCTCCGATTATGTTGCCTTCAAAAAACGTGAGGCAAAATCATAATGGCACTTACAGCAAATCAAACACGGGTGCATGTGATCGGCGATAAATCTGAGTTGCCGGTGGCTGCATCCATCCGTGTCTTTCAAGGTGGCGCTGTTGGCGAAAACGGCTCGGGTTATGCCCGTCCGCTCAATGCCGGTGATCCATTTTGTGGGTTCGCCGAAGCCGAGGCCGACAACCGCGATGGCGCAAATGGCGAAACTGAGGTGCAAATCAAGCATCGCGGCCGCATTCAACTTGATGTGGTGGGGGCGGATATCACTTCCAATGACCACCCACCTGTCTATGCATCAGATGATGGCACTTTCACCCTCACTGCAACCAGCAACTCTTTGATTGGCTATGTTGTGCGGCACATCAGCGGCACACTGTGTGATGTCGCTTATGATGCGTCACTGGCCAAAGCCGCGTTGCAAGCATAAGGATTTTTGACTATGGGAGCAGCTGCTCAATATAAGGCAATCTCGTCTCAGGCGGTGATTGCAATGATGATGTCGCGTCTTGATACCGGCTCTACAAGCTGGGTTGATGAATGTGCGATGAAGGTTTCCTCTAATGAAGCCTCTGAAGATTATGGCTGGCTCGGTGCCGTGCCTGCCATGAGCGAATTTGTCAATTCGCGTTCTCCTGCTGAAATTAAGGAATACAGCTTTAGCCTGGCGAATAAGGATTTTGATAACTCAATCACCTTCAAAAAGAAGGATATGCGGCGCGACAAGACCGGCATGATCCGGCTGCGGGTGAACGATCTTGTTTCACGTGCAGAAGATTTGCCTGCATCTTTGATTTCGAAGCTGATCATGAATGGCGCATCTTCACCTTGCTACGATGGACAATATTTCTTTGATACGGACCATCCCACCAAGGGCGGTGTGCAATCAAACAGCATTTCAGTCACTGCAGCAACGGGCACCAGCCCAACTGTCAGTGAGTTTGAAGACGCGGTTTTGAAAGCTATTGAGGCGATCCTTGGTTTCAAGGATGAACATGGAGAACCGATCAACCAGTCTGCATCGCAATTCACCATCCAGGTGCCAATTGCGATGATGGGTGCGGCGCTGAAAGCCGTCAACGCTGTTTTGGGTGAAGGTGGTAAGTCTGCTGTTTTGCCTTCATTGCAAGGCGAGTTTCAGATCAAAATCGTGCCCAATGCGCGTTTGACCTGGTCGGATAGCTTTGTGCTTTATCGGACCGATTCTGAGGTGAAGCCGTTTATAATTCAAGAAGAAGAGCCGATCGAACCTTGGGCAATTGGTGACGGTACTGAGCACGAAGTCAAGGAAAAAGAACACCTCTATGGTGTCGATTGGGCTGGTAATGTTGGCTATGGCCAATGGTCTGGTGCGGTGAAGGTGACGTTCACCTAAGCACATTTTCTTCAATCCAAAACAATAGCTGAGAAATAGCCCGCCTTTGAGCGGGCTTTTCTCTTTGGAGAACCAAAATGGAAATTCGTAAGTTAATTACCGCCATAACAGTTGGGGCCGGTACCGTTGTTCTTTTGACCAAGGCGCAGGCGGATGCGCGGTCTCATCTGATCGTCAAGGCTAAAGGCAAGGCGGTAGGCAAAGGCGCTGAAAAGCGTGAACCTTATAAAGCGCTGCAACTGCTGAACTTCAAAGCCAAAGAAGAACTTGGCATTGAGGGCAAACTTGATCGCCATCAGGAGCGTGCATGTGGCCTTGCACCTGATTCATTATCCGATGCTGCCAGCGCTGATGACCTTGAAGCGTTGGAAAAGGCAAAGGCAGAAGCCGAAAAAGCCAAAGCAGATGCTGATAAAGCCAAGGCGGAAGCCGATGCAGCTAAGGCAGAAGCCCAAAAGGCTAAAGCGGAAGCCGATGAGGCCCTGGCGACGCTGGAAGCGGCCAAAGCTGGCAGTGGCGGTACATCAGCCCAAACAGGTGGTCAAAAACCTGAAAATGAGGCGGATGCAAAGAAGGGCGGTGCGTCCAATGAAACGCAAAATCAAACTTCTTAAATCGGCACCAGTTGGTGGCAAGTGGAAAAAACGCGGTGAGACTGTTGATGCACCCGTTGCTGAAGCCGCCGATCTGAAGGCTGTCGGTAAAGCCGAATATGCCGACAAGAACACTGAAAAGGAGCCATCCAGTGACGCTGGCCGAAACGCTAAAAAGTGACATTGACGGTTTCTTTCGATCTGATGAGTTCGCAATTGAATTTACCTATCAGCTTGCATCTGGCGGTGTCACCAACACGCTAAACGGACTTTTTGACCACTCATCCTCGCAAGTTGATGATCTTGGTTCAGTGCCCGTTCAAGTGAATGAAGCGACGATCACCTGCAAAATGGATGATTTGCCAGAAAATGCTGGTGAAGGCGATTTGGTCACGATCGGGGGCAAGGCATACAAGGTGTGTGCCCCATTGGCTGTTGATGGACAAGGTGTCGTTGAACTGCAATTGGAGTTGGTTTGATGGCACATGCCAGGCAACAGATCCGTGAGGCTGTGATCGCCAAAATTCAAGCAATTGGAATCGCCAATGCGAAGGTGATGAAAGCCCGCACAAATCGGGTAGATCCGGTTGACGGGCCGGTGTTGATCGTTTTCGCCCCACAAGAACAGATCGACGTTTCGGCGATGGGCAGCACTCCACCGCTGGACCGCACTTTAAGTATCTCGCTTGAAGCCTATGTGAAGGGCGATGTGGATATTGAGGACGATCTGGACGATTTGGCGGTGGACATTGAAACCGCGTTTGGCAGCGATCCGAAATTAGGCGGGCTGATTAAATCAATCCGGCTGACTTCAACTGAAAGCGACATTGGTGGGGGCAGTGAACAGCGCGCCGCCAATATGCAAATGGTCTATGAAGTGCGCTATCGCACCAAAAGTGACCAACCTTCAATTTTGATACAATAGGAGACAAGCATGTCCACATTGGATGGCAATGATGGCGTTGTGAAAATTGGCACAACGATCATCGCTGAAGTCACGGCTTGGTCATTGAGCGAAACCGCTGACGTTAAAGAAGACACCGCCATGGGTGACACCACGAAAACCCGCAAGCCTGGCGGCATCAAAGATTGGTCGGTGACGATCGATTGTTGGTATGACCCCACAGATACGGATGGACAAGAGACCTTAACCGTTGGATCTCAAGTCGCCTTGGATTTGTTTCCTGGTGGCGATGGTTCAGGCGATCAATCTTGTGCTGGCAATGCCATCATCACCGCGATCAACTCATCCGGTTCTAAAGATGGTGTTGTGACCCGAAATTTCAGCGCTTCAGCCAATGGATCGCTGACCAAAACAACGGTGGCGTAATGAGCATAATTGAACGCATCACCAAGCAATATGAAGATCAGAAGCGATCTGTGATTGAAGTTGAAGAATGGGGTGAAGGCGACCAGCCGTTGTGCATCTTCTATGATCCGCCGACTTTGAGTGACTCCCATTTGTTCAATAAGAAATCGGATGGAAATAGTCATTTAGCGCTATGCCAAATGATCGTGCGCAAGGCGATGGATGAGGACGGCAATCTGTTGTTTTCGGAAGGGGATGCCCAATCGCTATATACATTCGCCGATGAACGGGTGGTCTCTCGCATTGGCTTGCAGATGAAGCAGCATCACAATGTGGCTGACCAGGTAAAAAACTAAAATCCGATCCGCAAGAATTGAACAAATACCGTCTTGCGGATCGGCTTCACAAAACAGTTTCGGAAATCGAGAACATGACCCTTGATGAATTTCACGGGTGGATTGCCTATTTGAAAATTGAAGGCCGGAAATAATGCTAACGCCATTGATGCAGCGGATTAAAGCCCAGTATGACGGGCGTCCCGCATTCACCAACGCTATGCGTGATGTGGATAAACTCGGAGACCGCATATCCGTCGCTGACCGGAATGTTGGACAGTTTACGAAGTCGCTTATGTCCACCGCAAATATCATGCGTGGTGGGGCCTTTGCCACTGCAATCACTGCCAGCGTATATGCCGTGAATAATGCAGCCCAAAGTGTAGCGGACTTGGCGGCAGAGGCCGAGACAGCTGGCGTTAGCTTTGAGGCTTTTCAGGAACTAAAGTTTGCTGCGCAGGAGCAGCGTGTCGGGATTGAGGCACTGACCGATGGGTTGAAAGAGCTTAATCTGCGTGCAGATGAGTTTATCGAAACCAAGGCGGGACCGGCTAAAGAAGCGTTTGAACGTCTCGGCTATAGCAGCGATGAGTTGGCGCGAAAATTAGTGGAGCCGGATCGCCTTTTCGGTGAAATTATCGGGCGGTTGGGTGAGCTTGAGACAGCCGCACAGCTTCGTGTGGCTGACGAGATTTTTGGCGGTACAGCTGGTGAGCAATTTGTCCGATTCATCAATGAGGGTGAAGACGGGATCGTGGCAATGCGCGATCGTGCCCAGGAGCTTGGTCTTGTGCTCCGAGATGATGTGGGCGACGCGGCTGAAGATGTTGCCAAAGAGTTCGATCTTTTGATGCAACGCTGGGATGCCTGGTGGAAGGGCAGTGTTCTGGGCACGGTTGGTTGGCTGAGAGATACCACCAATCCCGACAGCCATCCTGGGATTTCAGTGAATGATCTTTCTGAGATGAGTGATGCCGATCTGATCGACCGCTATGGTGAAAATGGAGCGCTTGCTGCAAAGCTGGCTTTGATGAATGACCAGCGAGCAAACGGTCCTAATATGGACTTGCTTGATGATTTTGCGTTCCAGTTCAAAACCAAGGATCTTGGGCTAGGGACTGCGGAACGTGACCTGCAGAAATTTTTAGGTGGGATTCCTAGCTTACCACCTGTGCGTCCTGAAGGCATGGAAACCAATGGCTACGAGCCGCCAAAATCGGATCGCAGCGATGAAATCTCGCAATTTGACAAGGTGATTGAAGCGCTGAGTTTTGAGGCGGAACTGATCGGCAAAGCGCAGGTTGAACAGGACATTCTCAATCAAATTCGTCGGGCGGGCGTTGATGTAATGAGTGATGAGGCGGATCAAATTCGCAAGCAGGTCATCGCCAACAACGAACTGACCGCCGCTGTGGAGGCGCAGGCCAAGGCTGAAGCTGATCGGCAACAGCAGATTGACAATATGACCGGCGTGGCCATGACCCACTTTGATGAGCTGATCGCAGGTACTGAAAGCCTTGGAGAAGCGATTATCGGCACAATTGACGATATCCTTATTGCTGCGCTGCGCATGCAAGCCATGCAGGGTTTCAATCAGCTCTTTGACTTTCTGATGCCGGGCGTTTCAGGCGGGCTGCCATTTGATCTGTTCGGCGCACGCGCCAATGGCGGGCATGTGGCGGTAGGTGAGCCTTATTTGGTTGGAGAGCGCGGCAAAGAGCTGTTTGTGCCCGACAGCCAGGGCGTGATTATTCCCAATCACAGGCTTGGTGGCGGTGGCGGGCCGCTTGAATTGAAGGTCAATGTGGTCGGTGCCAAAGGCAATCGCGAAATCATGGACATGGTTCATCGCGGTGTGAGTATGGCGCTTCAAGAATATGATGCGGGCCTCAATGAGCGTGTGGCCAAGGCGCAGATGGAAAATGACATTTATCGGGATTCATAATGGTTGATTTTATCAAACCGCCTGGCTGGCGATCTACAACGGCCCGCTTTGAAATTGTTGGTCGGCGATCAAACAATCAATTGCGCGCCGGTAAGGTGCTTGGATATCGCTTTGGCGCCAGCTATTGGGCTGCCACTGTCTCTACGCCAAATCTGGACAATGATGAAAAGGACGCCTGGAGATCCTTTTTTGACTATCTAAATGAGGAAGGGGCGGTGGCGCTGCTTGCCGATCCGCAACGGCTTTATCCTAAAGCCTATGACAGTTTTGCGGGCATGCTGAGCGTGACCACAGATCCGTTCGATGATGGACTGGCCAAAATATTCAGCATCCAGGACCGGCGCAATCTGACCATCTATGAGTTGCCCACATTGTTTGAATTGAAGCAGGGCGATTATGTCGAGGTGCGACATGGTGAACGGCGCTATTTGCATCGGATCGCTGATGATGTGACCGGCGATGCAGGTGGTGCGGTGAGCATTAAGGTGCGCCCGCCTTTGCTGGCGTCCATTGTCGCTGGCGACATTGTGAGCTTCAAGGAACCAACCGGGGAATTTATTGTGGAGCAATCGTCAATTTCAGGTATCGAAAATCACCTGTCCGCCTCCCCAATATCTTTTAGCGCAATTTCAAGGGCAAACTGATGGCCATAAGCATTTCTACAGCGTTTCAAACGGCCCTGGACGGTGATGATCGCGAAGGTGTGGGGTTGTTTGTGTTTGAGTTTGGCACCGGCACCTATGCATTTTGGACCGGGGCAGGCGAGATGCCCTATAATGGGCTGACCTATATGGCCGGTGGCAGCGTGATTGAGATCGACAGTATTGTTGAAAAAGCCAATGGCGCTGTGGGACGAATGAACTTGCACCTCAATGCGGATCCCGAAAAGGGCATTAGTGATGATGTGCTGATCCGTCTTTTTGATGAGGATTGGCACAACAAAAAGGTGCTTGTGCAATATGGGCTGCTCGATCCTGATACCGGTCAGATTGCCCATGCGATGGTGAAGTTTCGCGGGCGGCTAGAACATGCCGAATATGTTGAAGGTGAGGTGAACCGGATTGAGGCGAAATGTGTGTCCACCTCCATTGATCTGTCTCGATCAGGGGGCGGTTATCGAAATGACAGCACGCAAAAGCTGATTGATCCCAACGATACTTCACTGGAGGGTATCGGCACATTGGGTGGCGCGTTGGAGAAAGATGCAAAATGGGGACAGGCATAGAGTTTGAGTGGGGGCGGCATGATTGTGCCCACCATATGGCCAAGGCCATTCGGGCGCGGCATGCTGAACATCCGATTTTGCATTATCTCCATGAATATGAAGATGAACAAAGTGCAAAGGCGCTGTTGAAACGGATTGGCGGGCTTTGCACTTTGCTTGCCACTCACTTTGAAGAAATCAGCCCGCTATCGGCGCGCGATGGCGATATTGGCGTGATCAGCGCCAAGGGGCTGGAAGCCGGTTGCGTAGTGCGCAACGGGCGTGCGGTGGGGCTTGCCCCTTTCGGTGAATTCATCTTGCCGGTTTCCCGGCTAACCAAGGCTTACAGGGTCTAAATGTTCAGAACATTATTGTTTTCTTTTGCCTTGGTTTTGGCTTTGACCGAGGTCGCCAGTGCTGCCGCGTTGACAGCTGCGCTGTTTGGTCAGGCATTTGCAGGCACTTTTGCGGGTGCGTTGGTCTCTTTCGGGTTCACCACCGCTGCCAGCTTTGCCTTGCAATATGTGCAGGCGCGCTGGTTCAGCCCAAAGCAGCAAGAGCAACAGTACGATCCGCGCCAGATTTCGTATGGTGAGCGCGTGCCGCGCCAGGGCTTTTTTGGCCGCCAGCTGCTGGGCGGGCACTTTGTGCATTACAATGAGTTTGATGACGCCAAAAAATGCCAGTGCGTTTATGTGTTGGCCGACCATTGGATTGATGGGCTGGAGGGGATCGTCATAAATGGCCGCCAGCACGAACTTTTGCCTGTGGCAGGGCCATATACCAACAATGAAGCTGAACGCTTTCAGGTGGACGGTTTTGGGGCGCTGATCGACATTCGTTTGCATGATGGTCGCCCCGGCCAATTGGCTGACACTGATTTGGTGACCTATTCGCCCGGCTGGGATGCCAACAAGCGATATGCTGGCATGGCTTATCTGGCCATCACCTTGACCAGCGACAAAGAGAAATTTGGCGGTCAGCGTCCCCGGATGGAGTTTATCGCCCGTGGTGCGCGGCTTTATGATCGGCGCAAGGATAGCAGCGTTGGCGGATCCGGCACGCATCGATTTGATGACCCGACCACATGGGAATATTCGGTCAATCCAATTGTGGCCGCCGAGCATTTTTCGCGGGGTTTTTTCCACAATGGCCGTCGTGTGCTTGGGGCAGGGCTGAGTGCGGCTGATCTGGATCTGGACACCAACATTGTCGGCATAAATGTTTGTGACGAACAGGTGCTGCAGCCCGATGGCACTTATCGCAATCGCGCTGAAGCCCATTTGACCTGGACTGATAATCAGCGCTTTGCCGATGTGCTGGACCGACTATGCGCGACAGCTGGCGGTGGGCGTGCGGAAAAGCAAGGCTATATCGCGTTTTTTGCGGGCAAGGCCAAATCGATCGTCAAAACCATCACAGATGATGATCTGGTGGCAGACGCACCGGTGAGGTTTGCGCCCAAGCAAGCCGGGATCATGAAGTTCACCGGCTTGCATGGCACCTACACGCGCCCGGATGATTTGCGCGAAGCGCCCTATAAGGCAATTGAACCGGCGCAATATGTGGCTGAAGACGGGGGCAGCCGACTGGATCGGTTGGATTGGCCAGAAGTGCAAAATGCACACCAGGCGCATTTGCTGACACAGCAGGCCGTGCTTAGCTCACGCTTTTCTGCATCCGGTAAGATTACGTTGGACATTAAAGATATTATTCTGGAGATTGGCGACTGGATCATATGGGCCAGCGCAAATCCGTTGCGGGGCACCCGAACCTATGAGATCGTGGCCACGACTTTTGATTGGTATGCCGGCCGGGTTCAGCTGTCGCTGGAGGAAACCGACGCCAGTATTTTTGATGATAATGCCACGCTTGATGATGTGGTTGAACCGCCGCGCGAACAGCCTTTGTTTGGCTATCAAAAGCAGGTCTACGGTTTTGGCGTGGATGCGGTAGCGCTTGAAGGCGCGGACGGATCGCGCGTGCCTGCGCTGAAACTCACCTACAACGCGATCACAGATCCGGCCATTCGTGCGGTGAAGTTTGAATATCGCGTGGTGGGTGACACTGAGATTTTGAAGGCGGTGGATAATAGTGTTGGCGATGGTGTTTATTATTCCAGTGATGGGGTGATGCCCGGCTATACCTATGAGGCGCGGGCACGGCTTGATGCCATGCCAGGGCGCGAAACCATTTGGACAAACTGGATGCCGATCGATGTGCCGACTGGCCCGATGGTTGTGGTTTTACAGCCGGGGCAGGTAGATTATAGCCATTTGGCCACGGACCTGGGCAATGAAGTGGGCATATTGAACGGCACCGGCGCAGGGTCGCTTTCCGCCATCATCGATCATTTGAAAGATGAAATTGAGCGGGTGGCGGTGGTGTCGATTGGCGAAAATGTCAACTCGCATGTGCAGCGTGAAAAGCTGAGTGCTGGCATTGCCAATGCTTTGGCAGAGATCCTGAATGAAGCCACGGTGCGCGCCAGTGAAGATGATGCGTTGGCGAGTTTGTTGACTGTGCTTTCGGCTGAGGTCGATGACAATGCAGCTGCGATCGTGAATGAAAGCACGGCGCGGGCCACTGAAGATGATGCGCTGGCGCAACAAATTATCGACACGGCTGCAGCCATGGGCACCGCTTATGCACAAGGGCTGTTCAAAGTGGATGCCACTGTGGATGGCGGCGGTGCTAGTGCGACCATGACATTGAAGGTGCGCGCAGGCACGGGCGACAGCTTTGTGGATAGCGGCATACGGTTGATTGCCAATTCTAACGGCACATCGCAAGTGGTGCTGGTGGCGGATGAAACGGTGGTGCTGGATAATGTGGGTGCATCCCTTGCCTTGTTCCAGTCTGATGGCACATTTGTTGGCGCACGGATCCCGCAAATTACTTCTGACATGATTGAAGTAACTGATTTGTCGGCAATTTCGGCGAATATCGGTGAAGTGACATCTGGCCTTATTCGCTCTGATGATGACAAAATGCGGGTTGAGCTGGACGATAGCCGCATCATAATTTCGGATTAGATGATGGTTGATCGAGTTCTTCTGGGTGATGACGGGGCTGGAAATTTTGTGTTCAAGGTTTCCCGTCCGAGTTTTGATGTGAATGTGGCTGAAGGCGCAGAATTAGCTTTTGATGCATCATTCAACAATCAGATCAAAGTGCATATGAAGGTGTCCTTTTTGGGCAACAATTCTGTGAGCACTTATGTGCCCTTCAATAAAACATTCATCTTGCCGCCACCGGTTATCTACATGGACAAGCAGAATGCTTATAGTTCCCTCAATCCAAATGAGTGCAAGAGCGGTGCTGCCATTGGGCGGATTGTCGATTATCGGTCTGACTATAATCAGGGCCTGTTTCGCGTGAGCGTGACCACGACGGGAATGGACATAAAGCGAGACGCTTATACGCCCATGTCACTTTTGATCCTAGATGTGGAGCAATGATGTGGTTGTTAGATTAGCACTTGGACACCTTGGTGGCGGGCAATATGGGCTGAAGGTTTCCAAGCCCGGCGTGGATGTATTTGCCGCTGCGGATGACCAGTTGTTTTTATCGACAGGGTTTAAGAGCTTTCAGTTTGCGCATGCCGGTGTAATTGCAGATCCGGGTTCTGTTGGGGCTGAGCGGACGGTTAGTTTCCCTGCGATCGGTATAAAGCCGCGCATTTGGGTCGCCAGTTCCGGCTGGTCGCTGGAGGTTAAGAACGGCACTCTTACCTCGACTGGATTTACCGTCAAAACGACATTCGACCAACGCACGACTTTCGGGTCAGCGCCAAATCTGAACGGCGATATCTATTGGGCTGTGATGAATGAGGAATATGAGTTTTGAGCAAGCGTGTAATTCTGGACCAAAATGGGCTGAAGGTTTCTGCGCCGGGACAAGATGCAGATACTGCGCTTCCCTATCAGCTTCAGTTTGACAGTGACTTTTGCGCGCCGGGGTTGGTTAAACGTGGCACGCGCTATCTGAGTAGCGCTGATTTTCGATATAAGACCATCACGGTGCCTTATGGACGAAGTTTTGCAGTGCCGCCGATGGTGCTGTTAGGGGCTTACAACACCCATATTCAGGGCAGCAATAGTTGGTCAGGTGTAAACTGGGTTCCCGGCCTTGCAGGGGCCATGTTCAAATCGCAGGTGTATAAGCCTTCTGGATCGCTATACACCACCAAGGCTTATGGACAAGTGGTGATTACACCGCGCAATGATCATCTTGAATTTAAAACATGGGCCTTTGAAGATGGGTATGAAGTTAAGCCCGTGACCATTCACTATGCGGTCATGAGCTACACGCTCTAGGCCGAAATACCGACAACCTACACAACAGGTAAATCAAACATGGTTGAAACTTACAATGCTGGCACCGTTGCCGCGGTGCAGGGCAGCAATGCGCTTGTGCTTACGGGCGGGGCCTGGACTGAAAATGTGGTGCGGGCTGGCGATCTGGTTATCATTGATGGCGGCGCGCATATTGACCTGGTGGACGAGGTGACCAGCACCACCGGGCTGAATATGTCCATGGCGTTTGGCCCAGCAAGTGCTTCAGGGCTTTCTTATGTTATTTTGCATGCCTCTTACGAATGGGGCCAGAACCGCACGGTAAATGAACGGATCGCCGCTTATATTGAGGCGTTGGAGAACCCGGTCACCTTTTTAGATGGTGATGGTGCCCCCAGCGCAGGGCTGGGCGATAATCAGAACCTTTATATCGATAATCTGACCGGTGATCTTTATCGCAAATCCAATGACGCCTGGTCGCTGATTGGAAATATGAAAGGGCCAAAGGGCGATAAGGGCGACAAAGGGGACATTGGCGATCAAGGGCCGCAAGGTATTCAAGGGCCGGAAGGACCGCAGGGCATTCAAGGCGAACAGGGGCCGCAGGGGCCAAAAGGTGACCCCGGCGATATGTCTGGTTCGAATAACCTTTCTGAATTGACGGACGCGGGATTGGCGCGGACCAATCTTGAACTGAACAATATCAAAACTTTGCCCAACGGCTTTATCGGCTTTGGTGGCCAAGATGCAGTCGCGGCGTTTGACTTTTACAATGCCGATCTGTGGAATAACCCGATGCGTTTTGGCAATGGATCGCAGTGGCTTGATCTAAAGGTTGGTGTCGGCACGTCACTCTTGCAAACCAATGGGGCGCAGGATCTATCCCTTGGAACGAATGATGTTGAGCGTTTGCGGATAACGGATGTCGGGGATTTGGGCATTGGGACTTCAAGCCCAGCAGCGGCTCTGCATATCAGTAAAACGGGTGATAATGCCGTACGAGTTCAATCTGCTGGTGCCACGTATGGTGAAATAAAAACGTCCGGCGTGTCTGGCCTTGTTGAGCTGATCGCTACAAATGGTTCAAGCTCCGGCATTTTGGCATTTAAAACTGGAGGTAGTGCCACCGAAGCAATGCGCATCGATGCCGATGGCAATATAGGTGTTGGGACTTCGACACCCGCAAGTGGCTCATCCGGGAAGGCTGCACTGGATGTGAATGGCCCAGTTCTTGCGCGTGGTGGCGTAGCCGCCAATCAAACTTTGGCTGGTGGTTTTGACATGTCGGGAAACCAATTGCGAGTGCGGGCCTGGGGTGCAACTGCCGGGACAGGTTCTATAGCTTTCCGAACTGGCGGCGGCGGCGGAAGTGTTGACGCGCACGCCATGAGCATTGAAAACAATGGTGATGTAGGGATTGGTACATTTGATACGAATGGCGCAACAGATGGTGTGCTGTTTGACTCGGCGGGCTCATGGCAGCGCACATCGGTCAATTCCACAAGCACCAGAACTTTGCACGCTTTTCACAACCCAAATGGCCAGATCGGTTCAATCACAACAAATGGCTCTAGCACGGCCTATAACACCAGTTCTGATTACCGCCTCAAAGTTACCTTTGGTGAGATTGAAGACAGCACGGCTCTGGACAAAATTGTCGCGCTGCCCATTTACGATCTGGCCTTCCTTAAAAACCCGCGTGACGAGGCCGACACAACTGTGGATGAAACCAGCCGCCAAATAGGTGCGCTTGCCCATGAGATAGCGCAGCATTTCCCGTGGGCGGTGACCGGTGAAAAAGACGCCGTGGACATTGACGGTGACCCGGTTAGCCAACTGGTGGATTATTCCAAACTGGTCATGTCCGCCTTTTCAGCCATTCAAGAACTTAAACGAAAACAAGACAGCTTTGAGGTGCGTCTGACAGCTTTGGAGAACACATAATGCCCTCTCAAATTACAACAAAAATCATGATCCATGTGGATGAGGCAAACGGCAAACACAAGGTCATTCGTCAGGGTGTTACTCGCGACGAAACCGGCACCTTCCCAGACGCTCCGTTTGAAGAACCGGCCAAGCGTGCCGACATTGAGGCTATTTTGGGGACAGAAGTTGGTTTGAATGCTGAAAGGGTCACCGCCCTGACTGAGGAAGTAGATGCCCTGAATGCGACTGTTCAATCGCAAGCCCTGACCATTCAAGAAAAGCAGAATGAAGTTGACGCGAAGGCAGCGCAAATCCAACAGCTTCAACAACAACTGGCAAACAAGGGGGCAGCGGGAACCATCAGCGCGACCGATTTGCGCTTGAAGCTATTGGAAATCGGTTTTGACAATACCCGCATTGAGGAGGTTTTTGCCTCAGTGGAGGCCGATGATCCTGCCGAAGCTGAGCGGGTGAGGATTATTTGGGAATACAACACATGGTATCGCCGCAGTGATCCCTTGGTTGATCTGTGGGCTGGCTATGCCGGACTTACCAGTGAGCAGGTGGACACCCTTTTTGGCCTAACTCCGCCTGCCGAATAGTTGCTGGCTAAACCAACCTGACCACACCGCCGCAAGGCGGTTTTTTTATATCTGAAATCGGAGAAATGATATGGAAACCTCAATCGGTGGGCGTGCCTATATGCGCGGCCACGAAGGTGAAGTGCTGACCTGTTATCTGGATCCAGCTGGCGTGCCTACTATTGGCACCGGCGCGACATTGCGATCGCGTGTGGCTTATGAGTTTTTTGGGGGCAAGTTGATCCCTGGCGTCACCAAGATCACCAAGGCACAATCTGACAAGTTGTTTCGCGCCATGCTGAAGGAAGAGTATGAGCCGCCTGTCCGCGACGGGATGCCAGGCGCAAATCAGCATGAGTTCGATGCCGGTGTTGATTGCTGCTACAATATGGGGCCGCGATCGCTGAATTGGAATTGGGCGAAGCTATGGCGCGCGGGCAAGAAAACCCAAGCTGCCACATATCTGGCTACCCATTACCACAAGGCAAATGGCAAGGTGCTGGCCGGATTGGTGCGCCGCCGCCGCGAAACTGCACAAATCTTGTTGCATGGTATCTATCCCGCTCATGTGATGGGTGAGGGCGTGCCACGCAAACGCAAACACAATGCGCCAGATCAACCTGATCCAGTTGTCAAAGAGGCACAGCAGATCCTCACCAAACGTGGCTTTAACCCCGGCGCGATCGATGGCTGGATGGGGCAACGCACCAAATCCGCCGTGCTGGCTTATCAAGAGGCGCACCCACACCTTGTGAATGATGGCATTTTGGGGCCAGCCACCCTCGCGCAATTGCGCCGCGATGCGCAGGCCGCTGGCCAGATTGTCAAAGACACCGCCTCAAAAGGTGCTGGTGGCGGCTTGTTTGCCGGTGTGGCCGCTTTCTTTAGTGGCCTGCCCTGGGGCTGGATTGTGGCCTGGATTGTTCTGGCCGTGTTTGTGTGGGCGGCGTGGCGCTATCGCGATGTATTTATTCGCCGCTTCAACTCCATGCGGAATAAGGTGGTGACGGTCTAATGCAGTTCTTCAAACTTATTGCGGACTTTGTGACCGGCCTGCTGGGTGGCGGGCTGGGCAAACAGGCCATTAAGGCGCTGAGCCAGGCGCACAAAGATCGTCTCAATGCACAAAATGAGCAACAGCGCATTGCGGCTGATCTGGCTGTTGAATTTTGGGAGGGACGTGTGACCCTCCTAACCAAGGCAGCTGAAGAGGGTACCGAGCGACAAAAGTGGAAAATGAACCACAAGGTGTTTTGGTTCATTCTTTCATTGGCGGTTGGACCGGGATTGGGCACCTACTTGCTACTGTCGGTTTATAACGTGCTCTGGTGGGAGCATGGTATCTGGCCGCAGCCTTGGAGTATTGCAGCCTTTCCACCGCCCTATGACATTTATCTCAAAATGTCGATGGAGTGGATTTTTGATCCTGTAAAGCTAGGGACCAGCGCAACGGTTGCGACAGTTGCTGGCTACATTACCGGTGGCCGTAAATAATCTCAGGCGCGCCTTTGAGTGCGCCTTTTTCTTGCTCATTTCTGGATAATTTTAATGCTGGATCATCTTTGGACCGTGTTGGCCGCTAAGTCTTCCACTATCGTCGCCGCTTCAGTCGGAGCTGTAATTTCCATCTTGCTTAATCTGCGCGATCATTCGTTCTTGACCGCAACGATCAGTCTGATCGCTGGCGTGTTTGTCGCCTATGTTGCCACAGAACCTGTGATTGTTCTGTTTGGCCTCAATGAGACTGCAGGCAACGCTGTGGCAGGCGCGTTAGGCGTTGCCGGACGCAATCTGATTATCTGGCTGCGCGAAAGCTCAAAGGATCCCGTTTCTATTGTGTTGCGGTTGGTGGGACGGAAGCCACCGGAGGGGAAATGACAGGTGGATAGGCTTCTGGACGATCATCAAGTTTTTGAAAAGCAATCCACGCTTGTGTCGCTGATGAAACTACAAGTAGGAACGCGAAAACTACCGATGCAATAGCGGCATAAACCGAGGATTTTGCTATTTTCTCTTGGCGTTCGGTGATCGTTTCTTTGATTTCATCTTGTTGGTATCGCGTAGCACTTAACCAAGCAATGGCGACCAGCTTTTGCACCATTTTTGATGTGTCGCCCTTAACATACACTTGAATTCTGGCTGCTTTCGTTGACTCTGACATCAACAAGCTCGTTACAACGTCAGGATGCAGCTGATTAAGCTCATTGACTTGGTCAGCTATGTTTTCTGGCAAGCCTCCAGTGATACGTGACTTTACGTCTTCAATCGAAATCATTCATCAATCTCCATTTGACGGAGTAAGCGGCGCGCCAACGCCGCCTAACCGGGACAAAGATTTAGGCAATCTACCCGGCCCAATGTCAAGTCAGCCTTAAACATCGGCTCCGCCTTCGCCAGCTGGCGTCGATATGTCTAAGGCAAATATCTAAATGAATAATCAATATCAAATGGTTCGCCCTGTCAGCACACCTGCGCCTTATATGGGTGGCAAGCGTTTGCTGGCCTCAAAGATAGTGGACCGTATCAATCGGGTTGATCATGTTCTCTATGCAGAAGTTTTTGTGGGCATGGGCGGGGTGTTTTTTAAACGCAATCACCGCCCCGCTGCAGAAGTGATCAACGACAAAAGTGGCGAGGTGGTGAACCTTTTTCGGGTGTTACAGCGCCATTATGTGAGCTTTATGCAGTTTTTGCAGTTTCAGCTCACTTCAAGGAAAGAATTTGAACGCCTTTCGGCAACGGATCCACAAACCCTAACAGATTTAGAGCGCGCTGCGCGGTTCTTGTATCTTCAGCGCACCTCGTACGGTGGTAAAGTTACGGGGCGTGGTTTTGGAGTTGATCCGGGTCGGCCAGCTCGGTTTGATGTGAGCAAGTTAAGCCCGATGCTTGAAGAGATTTTTGAACGGTTGGCAGGTGTCATCATTGAAAACCTAGATTGGGCGGAGTTTGTTGAGCGCTATGATCGGCCAGACACTTTGTTTTATCTGGATCCGCCCTATTGGGGCTGTGAGGATGATTATGGCAAAGAGCTTTTTGCTCGATCCGAGTTTGAAAAGATCAGCAACGCTATGTCGAATATGGCTGCCAAAGCTATTGTCTCGCTAAATGACACTGAAGGTGTACGGAATGCCTTTGCCAGCCATCGGTTAGAAAGTTTTGAACTCAAATACACGATTGGGCATGCAACCGGTCGCACGACAGACGCAAAAGAGGTGTTGATCTATAACTTTGATCTACCCGAAGAGCGAAATCTGTTTTCTCTTTAG